AAAAAAAAACAACATACCTTTCTGTTTGTCGGAGTCGTCAAACTCTCCTTGTTCAACGAAGTTTCCGTCTTTGAGCACATAGTTGCGTGCGTTTGTAACTTTTCGGGCAACTTCGATACTTGGGTGGTAGGTAACACCTTCGTACTCGAAGTCGAGTGCCCGTTGATTACGACAGAACCAGCGTTCGACCATGGTGACCAAAGCGTGGAGGTGGGAACCTCCGTCGGCATGAAACTCGGAGCATACGGCAACATATTTCGTGGGGCGGAAAGCGACAAGAAAAGCAAGTAACGTTTCCTTAGGCACAGGACAACGTGGGTAGGTGAGGAAGATGTTCTTGGAGGCTAGTCTGAAAGTGTTTGTCCGTTGATTTGGCATCCTCAAAATAAAATTATGGTGGACACTAGAGAGCAGGGGGATTAATATTACCCCTGCTCGGCAGTGTCCGTGCCCACCTTATATACTTTTTGGGGCGTGGCTCATGCGAGCGATCGCCGGCCGGGGCCGCGCGGTGATCGCCGCCTGGTAGCGGAGCGACTCGACATTAATTTAATTAAATTAATCCAAAGTTCTAAAGTATTTCCTTCCCGGACTCAGCCGTTTAATTAATTTCTTAACTCACACACATAATGTTAAATAAAAGAAACCTTCAACGTTTTTCCACCGCTTATCAATCAGGATATTACGCCTCTAAATTTCTACAGCCCGCGTTTGGAACTTTAGGAAGAGCCGTACTTAATCCTATTAAAAGAAGTGCTTATCAGACCGCTTCAGCACGTGATAACTATCAAGGAAAAATGCCTGCTGTTAAAAGAAAACTTACATATGCCCAAGTCGCAAGTAAAAAACCTCGTACTGCGATTAATAAGCCCGGTTTCACACGCGTGCTCCGTGTTAATCAGAAACCTGCTGTGTTCCAAAAAGCTCCCGCACGAGCCAAGCGATGGACCGGAGTCGGCGGTGGAACTGGATACACTGGGAAGTTTCGAAAACCGACTCGTCGAGGAGCTAACATTAACAGTCAGTATATTAAATACGGAGCTACGTCTGTTGTCGAAACAGCAGGAACAAACACGGATGCAAATTGCGTATATGTTGGACACTCAGTGGCGCCTGGATTAAATCTTGTCCGAACTATTGCGATGGCGATCATTCGAAAAATGATGGACCAGTGCGGGGTTCAAGTCACACTTCCAACCGCCAATCTTCCTCCGAATTGTGAATTTTTAGTTTTTTCTAAAAATGCTTCTACTGGTGCTTTAGTCACTTTATGGCAATATACACCAGCATCTGGCTCCATGCAATTTAATACTGTATCGTTCAGTCTTGCTGATACTTTGACTACATTTTACGCCACACTACCTGCCAATAATGATCTTTATCTTGATAAGGCTGCAGTATCATTTATTCCTGTACCTGGCACATCTGCTTTGAATTATGTTCGAGGTTGCGAACTAAACCTTAGCCAATTTCGGTTGCACTTGAAATTGAAATCTACTATGAAAATTCAGAATCGTACTGCTACGACGGATTCTGCAGAAGCTGATGATGTGGATAATCAACCCTTGCAAGGTAGATTGTATGAATGTAATACTGCTCAGCCCTACTGGCGCGGTGATTCAGGTTTTGGTCTTGGCAACTCTTACGCGACTGGTATTCTTGTTACTGGCGCGGGTATCAATAACGCGTTGGCTAATCCGCCTAATCCGAAAATGATTGGCGCTGCCAAGGCATCTAATATTGTTGTCAATCCTGGTCAAATCAAGACAAGCGCTCTATCTCATACGAAAGTAGGAGATGTACACAAAATATTATCTGCTATTGGTATCACTACCACTGGCATAACTAAAGGACGTCAAACTTTTGGAAAAAGTAAATTGTATGCGTTGGAAAGGATGATCAACGTTGGCCTATCAGATATCAAAATTGTATATGAAGCTGAATTTGAGATAGCCGCTTATCTATCGAAAAGAGGGAAAGAAGCCATGGCACAATACAACTTCTAAAGTCATCATACCTAATATATAACCCTATTTAACACCAATCAGATTGTATAAAAAAAAGCGGACACGCGTAAGCGGGTTCAAGATGTGTGGAAAGTAAAATTTAGAGATAAAAAAATTTTATTTAGAACAAAGGAGCAGTTAAAAAAACGCGTACAATATTATCACGTGCCCAGTCACTGGTAAAAAACTCGCGCATTTCCAATTCCTGATCCTTATTCATCAAACAAATCACTGGGCAGTTGGTATTGACCTGAAAGGCTTTTATATACTTGCCCGTGATTGTTACTTGCCCCTGACAGCCAAAAAAGGCTTTTGCAAGGGAACTAGATTTGGACATAAGAAAAGAAAAGTCAAAATCATCCAACACAATAAAATCATACTCCTTTTTAAATACCTCCGCATCCCAGGCACCACGATTAAAGGCATGCGAACCTAAAGATCGAGCCCACTCAGTTTTACCGAGACGAGAGTCCCCGACGAGTACGAGAGACATAGGTCTACTTGGTCGTGGTTGAACGAAGTTACCAGCGACCCAATCCTCAAGCTCACCCGGAAGGTTGGCGAAGACGGTGTAATTGGGGACGTAGTCGGCATGACTCTTCTTGAATCTTTTGTTGGCGAAGTATTCAAGGCGCTCGTGGTTGATGACGAAATCCCGGGGGTGGTGTTCTGCCATGGCGGACATGAACTCTTCGTTGGTTTCTGCGGTGTGAAGCACTTCACCGATTGTTGGCCCTATAAGTATGATTAGTAAACAGTAGAAAATTAATTAAAAAAAAAACAACATACCTTTCTGTTTGTCGGAGTCGTCAAACTCTCCTTGTTCAACGAAGTTTCCGTCTTTGAGCACATAGTTGCGTGCGTTTGTAACTTTTCGGGCAACTTCGATACTT